GGGTATGTGACCAGATGCTTGCCATGCTTAACCCTGAATTTGCAGCCAAGCAACAGCAGGAGCAAGAAATATCCGCATTGAAAGGGCAAATGTCCAATATGGATAAGAACATGCAGGAGATGAGCAGGAATATGGCTGACCTCATTGCGCAAAACCAGAAGTTAATGGAACAGCTCGGAGTGGGCGAAACATCCAAAACAAAGAAATGATATGGGAATGTGGAGAATATTAGACGAAGGACGTGACGATTACGAACGCAGCTTCGGAATGAGAGACGATGATGTGGAGGAAGCCTACAAGGAAGGATGCCGCCACGGTTACGAGAAAGCCATGCGCAAGATGCAGGGCGGTGAAATGGGCTACCGCAATGGCGGCGGCTCCCGTAGCGGAGGTTATAGCGGCTCTGATATGGGCGAACGCCGTATGCCGGAGTATTTTCCGGAATATCCTATGTACGGTGAGCGTCATGGAATGTCGCCCTACGGTGACGAAATGGGCGAACGCAGACGCAGACGCGCCAACGGTGAGTTTTATTGATAATGGAGGGGTGGAATGCCCCTCTTTTTCTAAATCTGAATAATTATGGGACAAAGACTGGATATTTACGATAGATTTCCCTCCGGCATGGAGGCATACCTCTCGCAGTATGGATGGCATTTCAGCAAGAAGATGTGCGACTGGGCTGTATCCTGCATGAAGGTGGAGAATAAAAGTACCGGCAAGAAGGAAAGGATTGAGCCAATCAGCAAGGAACAGTTGGATGAACTTCTGAAAAAATATAATATCAAGCTGGATAAGGATGCCGGGTACGACAGCTTGTACGTGGCAAATATGGCGAAAGCAGACTATTACAAGAGTTCGATTGCCGATGAAGCGCATTTGGCGCTGTTTATAAAGGACTACATGGATGACCCGGACGGATACGACGGTCTTCCGTTTACCCGTTTTTATGCAGACTGCATAGGTTCAGGAAATCCTATAATGTGGTCGGAGATGATGTAGCCTATGATAGTCCAGGACTTTTATATACCGGAATATGACTGGGAAGTAAGAGTGTATTATGCAGTTGACTGCTACTACACCGGCAGAATCATGGCAGACCTGCGCCGTGTCGGTTGCAGGGGAGCAGACCTGATGGACGCTTTCAGGAACATGCACTCCTGCAATCTGAATACCGGCATTACCTACTCCAATACAAGGGACAGACAGACCGTCATGGTGATAGCACTCACTTCCTCACCGGGCGAGTTCCAGAATTCATGGGACCATGAGAAGGGACATCTCTGCCGTCACATATCCAAGGCTTTTGGGATTGACCCATACGGTGAGGAGGCGCAGTACCTTTCCGGCGAGGTTGGGCAGAAGATGTTCCCGATAGCGAAGAGGTTCTTGTGTGAGCATTGCAGGAAGGGGCTGGCGAAATGGTGACTGTTCCATTTTCTGCAGCACTTACATTTTGAAAGGACAGTATCAATTCCTTCCAATTATTACCATACTATAAATAATGCTAATGAGAAGCGATGATTTGGACATATTGATTGCGCAGGCCGACGACCGTTACTATTCGGATTTCTGCCGGCTTTTGCTGGTCATGCTATGGAACGCATAGAGCGCGTCCTTGACTGGCTGGTGCCTATCGCTGTAATAGTGAGGGTGATATTGTTGTGTCTGTATGCGTGAACTTGATAGGTCCTTGAACTAATCTACCCTTTGTCTCTCAAACCGTACTTCCTTATGTAAGTGCTTATGGTGGATGCCGCCACGCCCATCTCATAGGCAATGTCCTTGGACTTCATCCCGTCGTTTACCATCCTCCGCAGCTTGTCCATGTCCACAAGTCTTGATGCGTGTCCTTTTACTTCGACAGCAGGGGCAAGGCCTAACGTCTTGCGCTTTTTTGCGGCATATTCGGGAGTGCATTTGTCTTTGGTCACGTATATTACGGTACGGTGGTCTATGCGTAAGGGATACAGCTCCTTTTCCACCTCTTTGTGCATCTCCGCGAGGCGTTCCACGTCCCCGTTGACCGTTGTGTCAATCTTCTTGTATTTGTCATCAATAGGGGCATGGAGCTTTTTCAGTCTGTCTACTTTTCTCATGATTTCAATATATTATTCCAATCTTGTGATACCATTTGTCCGCGTGGCTGAACCATCCAATCATGAACGGTTTGCCGAAGAGGGTTACTTTGTATAGTTTACTCATAATTCTATATGTAAATGATAAGTATTAATAATGGCAAACAAATAAATAGCCACAGTGATGATACTATCTATACACACAGCCCAACTGCCGAGGCGTTGAAATCTCGACAAAGACAAAGCCATTACCGCCAGGAATAAAACCCACTGGCTTGTCATTAGTCCAGCCATTAATGTTATCCATCCGAAAATATCCAAAATACTCATTAGAAGAAGCATAGGGTGCTCTTTTAAATATGCCTTTACATCTTCCTTGGGAAGATGTCTATATTCGCATGTGCGGGAATATACTTTCTTACAGTTTAAGGCTTTCATAATTTCATATAAAGCCAAAAATCCTACAAATAAAAAGAATAGATGTTTCATTACTTACCTTATTTTAATTGCTTGATACTCATGAATAATTCGGCTTTTGTTCCGGATTCTGGCTATGCCTGCTAAAACGTCCCTGCCAGCATTCATGAGGAACACGTTGCATGAAGGTATGGCGCATACCCAAATCCTCCCATTCCTCGCAATACTTCTCCAATATAGCCGACATCTCGTCAAGCATACGGACATAGGCTTTATTGGCTTCAAGGCCACGCTCTATAATCGGAATTGCCTTCTTCCACTCTTCATCCGTAAGCAGATTGAGGGACAAGGAAACACGGACAGCGGCTATAATTTCATCTGTAGTCCAAAAGTCGTTACCGTCCTTGACGAAATGATTTATTACTTCGTAGTCAAAGTCTTTTTTCAGCCTGCTCTTGAATGCCGTAATATTATGCTCTCTGAAGCCATAACTGTATGTTGTGTAAATAAGCCTTCGTTCGTAATATTCTGTTTCCGGATAGTCTTCAAGCCTTTTCCCTAATAATATTATCTCCATTGTCATTCCTTATAATTAAATCAGGGTTATCAAACACATTACCAACCACCTCTAATCCACATATAAGCATGTTGCTAAACCAGGAGAATGGGGATTGATTCCCATCTACATAGCAAGCCATAAATGCCATTGATTCATTGCTCCATTTCACTACTATGTTGAAAGCTCCATCTTTTGCATATACTCTTACAATGTCGTATTCATAGATTTCTTTCACGTTCTTATCACAAAAGCCGGTGAACTGCCCCAACGTCTCTACCTGTATGGGTATATCATTGGCTCCGTCTGTTATCACGTCCAAAAGATTGCCGCTCCATAATTCTTTCGTATAATAACCATACACCCATTCTCCTTTGAAAAAATCGTCATTGATGGCCTTTGCTCTGAATTTTATTTCACGTTCATTATTAATGTCTTTTCCCATTATTGTTATTCTTTAATTTGTTATACTCATCCTCAATACATTTATTGATTTTAGCGGCTTCCTCGTACCGTTCCTCTTCAATCAACTTACTTTTCAGCCATTGAAGCTGATTCATATAAATAACATCATCACGGTCTGAAACCCTACGGGTATATTCCCTTATCTCATTCAGCTTGTCCTCCATGCGCCTATGCCATCTGCTTACCATGATTAGGACAAATCCTAATGCAACGGCATTGAATAAAGTGATGGAGACTTTAATTATCAGTTCCACGGTTTCCATAATAAATTTTAATCAATCAGTTCAAATTCGTAAACGAAGACATAAGGATTGCTCTTAAACGTACCCTTGCCAGAAACGCAATCTATTAAGGATGCAAAAGCTTCTAATGGATTACTATATTCCTTGTATTGCCCATAAGGACAATTGGAACGCGTAACTCCATGATGCCAATAATATCTTCCCCATTCACCGTCAGCGGACTTATGAATAGTTTTTATTATTCCTTCTTTCAAGCAGTCTTCGTTAGAGATTTCTTGAAGCCTTTGGATTTTGATGTTGGTAATACGGATGTGATGGGGCATGAGGTCAGCGCGGACAAACATCTTATTTTTCCAACCGGGTGCGAATTTGGTTTTAGTATAAAATCCTATTCCGTCTTTATCATTAAGTGCGATTTCGGGATTCATCCCTAAACTTTCATAACTTTGCGCAATGGCAACAACTTCACCGACTTTGTATTTTGGAATATTCCAACCCGTAAAGTCTCCTTTGTCGTTTTTCCAACCAAAAGCATAATTTAATGGAGATACTATGTTCCCGTCATTATCGTAATCATTTGGTTCAAAAACGGGGAATACAATATCATAAGTTTCATTTGGTCTGTCATACTTGCAGACCCTTCTCGTCATAGTCTTCCGACCTTTCAACACAGCTTGGGTTAAGCCGTATTTATCATTTAACATTATTTTCTTAGCCATATCATATAAGTTTTAACGCTTCCTTAATTCCGGCCTCCAATGCTTCTTCGTAGGTATCCCACAGACCGCCATCATTAGGACCCCTGGAATCATCATCTTCCTGCCACGTTCCGTTATCGGCTTTCACTATAGCATAGCCATACCCTACGGCACTTCGGTATATTTCGATATGCAGGTTCTTGGTTTCACGCAGCCACTTTTGGGCAACATACAATGTCGGACATAAAAATTCAACTAATTCGCCATCTATTTCCGTACAACATGATATGTATTGCGGATGGTTCCATCTTCTAATAATTTTATCGCAACTTATCGTGCGTTCACACTCCCAAACGAAACCTTTCTCTTTCAGCAGCTTCGCTGTCTCTAATGTTACAAGTTCTTCGGTCATGATTATTTCTCCTCTTTTCTTGTTTTGATTTATAACTCTTTAAAATCCTGCTCCAGTCGGCATTTTTTCACATAAAGTCCATCTATAATGTACTGGGTACAATACTTGGGAAGAGTGATAACCGCAATGTCACCGGATGTCTTGACGGCATCGCGATACACACAGCATTCCCTGCTGCTTTTTAGAATTGACTCAAGAAGAGAATTACACTTTTCAATCTCTTCCTTAAGGATTTTAGCCCTTTCAAACGATTCATTTTTCATAAAAAATAATAATGAGACGTACACAGAGGAGGGAAATTAATGGCTGCCGCACAACCATTAATCTCTTGCCAGAAATGCTCCTCCTCTATTTTTACCCATGAGGACCATAACAAACCGTTCATATCCCTGCGTACATAGAAAGGCGGCCCGTAAGGGTCACATACAGCCAATATCTGCACATGGCTGTTTTCATTGTAGGACACAACTTTCATCTTGGATGAATCGAACAAATCCCCCTCTATTTTCTTTCCCGGACTGATGTTGAACGAGTAACTGAAGTCCTTATGTACATTCAAGGTCTTCCACGGGTATTCCGGGAAATCTATTATTCTCAAGTCCATTCTCACTCCTCTGTTTTAAGTTCAATCCTTTCTGCCCGTCCCCACCAGGAGCGCTTGTTGTGCTCTTTAATCAAGTTTTCCAGCAGGTAGCGCTTGTATCCTTCATCAGAAGCTTTTATGCGTTCTGTGCGGACCTCTTCTTGTAGGGACTTTACTTCTTCGGCAAGCTTCTTGACATAATCATCTTTCAAGGGATATATAGTTCTTTCTGTTTTAAAAACACCGTAACTCCCTCGTACCTCATTAAATTCGGCAAGTGTATTCCCTTCACCCAACGCTACGACAAGCTTGGTAAGGCTTTCCGCGCTTATCTCATAGCGCTCTTTTATCTCAAAGGAATCAGGCAATTTCCCGTTCCTGATTTCTATTCCGTCCACGTTGAATATAAGGTCCTTACCGTCAAAGACCACCTCTTTCTTTTTCTGTTACATGATACTAATCTTTATTTATAACGTCATTGATGTTCCACTCTATTTGAGGTACTTGAATCTTTTGGGAGAATAGTTCAATCAGTTCGTTTACGGTAGCCACATGACAATAGCATGAGCACCTATGAAAATATCCCATTGTGAAATCGCCTTTTTGATAATGAGGTGGGAAATCTTGATCGAATACCCAATATTGATTTACACTCGTGTCATCTCTCAATGAAGCGATAGCCAAGAAAAGCTCTTCATTGGTTCCGCAATTAATACTTCCATGTTTTTTCAAAGGATGCCCATTCCTTATCACATGGTTCTCTTGGGAGAGTAAAAAGAACCTTCCATTGTGACACATTATAAAATCATACTTGTTGTCATCATCATCTGCATAATATTCAGGCTTACCATGTGAATAGCCCAAATATTCCAGTTTCTTCCGAAGCTCCGGTGTGTTTTTGCGTATAAAGCACGGTGTTATAAATCCCATAGTTATTCTCCTTTCAGTCTTTTAAAAAATTTCATCGGCGACACTAAGGAGCCTGACGAAATGTCTTTGAAAATTTCACTATCATCATTCATTCCTAATGCAAGACAATACTCCTGAGGATTGACTTTTGCCAATTCACGGAGCTTCTTTTCCCTATCTACACCAGCATAAAGAATCCCGGTATATTCCAAAGTAATAGAGCCGTGCATGTCTTTCAAATCTGATAGCTTTAATATTTCTCCTCTTGACATTATTCACCCTCCTTCCTTTCCAACATATCCGTTTTCAATGCACCAGCACAGCATCTCGTAGGCTGCGTTAATCAATAAATCATCAGTAAAATGTTTGAGGCAATCATCTATATCTTCAACATTTCGGTATGCTATGGTATCTCTTTCAATCATCCACGCAAATAATATTTGTTTGGACGGAAATGGATTCAAATAATGTGGCAGCTTGTCTAGAATGTCCTGCAAGGTGTAAGTTTCATGATAATAGTCGTAATACGTATCGGCATCCAAAGAGGTTACAACCTTTTTGCTTTCATCCGATTCTCTCCATTCGACACACATACTTGCATCACTCGTATCTAATCCAAGCTCCTGCAAGTGCTTCATCTGCTCAATTGATAATACTTGTTTTGATTTCATAATTCCTCCTTATCTATCTTTACTCCATTTCGATATATTTCTCCAACGCTTTTAGGTTCTTCACGGGAAAGTGTAACCGTTACTTTGCCACGATTGACGAAATACCTACAATCAATAAGCCTGCAAATCCATTCATCACAACGATTCTCTAATTCATTACATTCTCTACAAAGAGAACATATCTTGCATTCATGGTCATTTGGATAATTCGCAGCTTCATGCAGCACCCCGTCTATTATTATTCCGTTATTTACTTCCATAATCAAATACAATATCTAATAATTTTATTTTTCTTGCAAAACCTTATCGAATACCTCACTGCCTTCCGTATGTCTTCATACTCCTTTATACTGTACACATTGTATGTACGGAGCTTTTTCATAATCTCCTCTTCCATGAAAGGAAGAACCTCTTTCTCAAATCTACTCATTTCTTATGTGTTTACCAATCTCCTCCATCATTTAATATGCCGTCAATAATAGTTACACTATTTTCAATGTTGCTACCTCCATATTGTGTAAATTCCGGTATAGGATTATCTTCTGTATCTCCGTGCATCATTACATGTAGCGTTCCGCTTGCACTGTAAAGCCATAACCGTTTTCCATCCTTTTCCCATTTCTTTGCAAGACGTTTCAAGCTGTCAATAAGCTTGCATTCTTCCGGTGTGCATTCTATTCCGGCTTCTGTTTGATATTTACTCATAACGCTTAAACCTCCACTTGTGTATAATTACTAAAATTACAATAAAGATATTTGCTTGAAAACCATCCTAATTTATGTTTATCATTAACATATTTACAATAGGTTTCCCATTTGTCCTTATGTACAATTTCATACATTACTCCTTTGTACATAAACACATCTCCTTCTTGTAAATTTGAAATCTTAATTGTTTTCATATTAACCCAATCCTCTTTAATCTTTTTCTAAAATTCTTTTCATTCAAAGCTTGTTCGTAATAGCAATTCGGCTCAATAACTGTTTTAGTTTTCATTATAGGTTTCCCGTTTAATCCAATCGAAACTTCGTTGGTAATAGAAGCTCTCTTTATCTCTTTCGTTTTCAGATTAAACGAAAACAGAGTATGACCTGGAATCTTTCTCTTCTTATCCATCAATTTATATTCACGATGTTTCTTTTGAACATATTCTACCTGGTTTTTAGATAGACCACCCTTTGTTAAATCCAGAACTATTTCCATATCAATCACCGTTTAAAACATCCAACAACTCTTTCGCTCTTTTATAGGTATCAAAGCCCTTTACATTCACCCATTCGGATGAAATACGTTTGTCTTTTCTGACTTGTACCCAATATATTATTATGGGGAAACAGCCGCTAAATCCTGTTCCTCTTATAATCCTATATCTTTCCATTCTAATCTCCTTTCTCCTTAATCCGTTCCAGTACATCCTTGTTTGCTTCGAGTATCTCATCGAATGAGGGGATAGGTTTCCAATGAGTAACATATCCAGTCTTGATGTAGGGATATATCCATTTATTCACTTCTCGCATTGCCATTTCATCAATACTACCATCAACATATTTCACTTGACACATGCCTTTTGCTAGTTCGTTAGGTATTGCATCCTCTACGCTTATCCACGGTGATTGCTTTGACTGCCATTTAGCACTGGAAATATCCTTTTGCCATTCCGCACCGGCAATGAACCCTTGATAATATGCTGGGAATGCACTTCCGCTGCTTCTACTTTCTGCGAAAGAATGAGCAGCTTCTTCCAATGTCTGTTTCATATCAATGACTTTTAATTTTCTTGTATTTACCACACTTCTTGCAGAAGTAGTGACGTACGGTGTACCAACTGCTATCGCCCCAATCATCAACAACTTCTACTTTCCTTTCAAATAAGAATTCCCACTCATGGCAGCAGAACCATTTCTTTATGATGGCATCAATTAGATGCTTCATACGCATTTCGATTTATCAATTTGTCCTATGCGTTGCTTCTCAAATCCCTCTATCTGTGCATCAGTAAGGTTGTTTAACCATTCATCAGCATACTTTCTGTACTTGGCATGATTGCATTTATAAAATTCCAATCTAAGCCATTCAAGGGTTATTTCCTTATTCATTTTATTCTTAAATCTATCATCTTACATCGTTAATACTGACTTCTCCTTTCAAAACTCTCTCTACCTGCCTATCAAGTATTTCTTGAAATTCTATCTGGCAAATAAGAGAGCAATCCGGTATAAATTCTTCCGGCATTTCTCCACGGTTAGGAGAAAGCTCATCAAGAAATATTTTTCCCGATTGGTCTTTCAGACACGTTGCGCCTACTTCTCGTTCAATCTGCGCCATTCGAGCAAACACTTCCGGGAAGTCCTTCCGTATCTTATTCCAGTATCCCATTCCCCCTTTCACGCAACCGATACAGTTGTTGTTATTGTAACCCATCTTGTACATAGCGGGGATTTCAATACCAGCTTTCCAAAGCATTCCCATTGCATCCGGCTTCGTAATCTGCTTTTCAATTAGCGGAAACAGTGGCTTTGTGCTTGGGTACTGCTGTTTAAAGCGGATAGCGCGGTTTATTTCTTTCGGGTCAAAGTCGAATCCCCATACCTGACCGTCCCAACCTCCAAGTTCCTTCTCCAACTTATACCGGACCTGTTTCTTTAGTTCATATGTACAAGCTGCTCCAGTAGGACCATTGATGTATCGTTTTTTAAGTAGCACATCATCTACATTAAGATACTTATTGCTGCGAATGGTATGAATTGGCTGCCCGTACCATCTCTTGCAATCTGAGAGAAATCGGGCATTATCTGGATGCCCGGAACCAGTTTCGATGTAGTAGAGTTGTACTTCGTTATATAAGCTCAATGCTATTTTACAAGCGACTGCGGATGTTACACCGCAACTAAACCAAGCTATTATCATTGGTATATTGTTTTTTTTATTAATTTTGCATCGTTGAATCCAATAAAAAATCCGTTTATCAAAAACTGAATTGGATTTTAGAGATTTAGGTCTCTGTACGCTCGCTTCTCTTCGGAGTCCGAGTGAGGAATACCAACCGTTGAAGCTAAAAGGGTGTAAGCAGCGCCTTGGCGAAGTTTGTGGGGTTCGAATCCCCACCTCTGATAATTCTTACAAACCATATACTAAGCAGACTTCTAAAGTCTGCTTTTTCTTTTCTATTCATTTTGTTCATTTCTGATTTGTTATGAGCAAAAACCACCGGTTTCCGCTCGTGTTAATACTTCGTGTGCAGAAAGAAGTCATTTCTGCACATGTTAATGTCATTCTCCCAACATAGTGTAATCCATTGCACGCTCTAAATCCGGTCGCCAGACAAGAGAGCTTTCTTGTGGGTCACAAAATGTGTCAATTAGGCATTCAGCGGCAATTACAACTCGCTGCCAATTGCTACATCCGCACAATTGCATCCTCCGCTTAATGAACTCAAAAAGTACGAGACGGTTATCGACATCCTCTTCATAATAATGTTCCTCCTCGGCTATTTCCTTGCGAATGGCGAGAAGTTCCTTCTTATCCTTGTCGTTGTCATCCCACTCAGTCCATTCTTCCTCATTGCTCCAATGACTGTTGAACAGTTCCTCCATAGGCTGGAGCAGATTATATACTTTCTCAAAGTCCTCTTTGGAAGCTTTGGCTATTGTAAGTCCATGTGTTGCCATAATATTTTTGTTATTTAATTTATTTTCTTTTTCTATTCCGCTCTCTCTGTACCTCTGCCATACACATCTTGCACCATGACGCTTTCAGATGGTGGTGCAATCCGAACGGGGAATTGTCTGATGGATATTCATACGGCATTCTTCATTATGTCAGTTTGCTGTCAAATATCTTAATG